CCATTTCAAATTTCTGCCTGGACTCGGTTTCTACGGCTTTGGACTTATTCATATGATTGGCGGATTGAGTAGAACGGCAACCGTCGCTCTCCGCCAATTACTTGATGCTGGAACGTTATCCAACTTACCGGCTGGATTTAAAATGCGTGGTATTCGAGTTAGAGATGATGCACAGCCATTACAACCAGGAGAGTTTAGAGATGTAGATGCACCTGGAGGAAATTTAAAAGATGCCTTCTATCCTTTACCTTACAAAGAACCTTCACAAACTTTATTACAATTAATGGGTATTGTGGTTCAAGCAGGTCAAAGATTTGCTTCTATTGCAGATATGCAAGTAGGAGAAGGAAATCAAAGTGCCGCAGTTGGAACGACAGTAGCTCTTCTTGAAAGAGGCTCAAGAGTGATGAGTGCTATTCATAAAAGATTATATAATGGTCTTAAACAAGAATTTAAATTATTAGCGACTATTTTTTCTCAATATCTTCCTGCTGAATATCCTTACGATGTTGTAGGGGGACAAAGAATGATTAAACAAATGGACTTTGATGACAGAGTGGATATTGTACCGGTAGCAGATCCTAATATTTTTTCTATGACTCAAAGAATTACTTTAGCTCAAACAGAATTACAGTTGGCTATGTCTAATCCGCAAATGCATAATTTGTATGCTTCTTATCGTAAAATGTATGAAGCGTTAGGATTAAAAAATATAGATCAACTTTTACCTCCACCTCCGCCTCCTCAACCTAAAGATCCGGCGATGGAACATATTGACGCAATGGCGATGAAGCCTTTCCAAGCGTATAGAAATCAAGATCATAGAGCTCATATCACAGCCCATATGAATTTTATGGCAACTAATTTTGCTAGAAATAATCCACCCATCATGGCGGCATTAGAAAAGAACATATTTGAACATATTAGCTTGATGGCTCAGGAACATATTGAATTAGAATTTGCTAAACAGATCATGGAGATGCAACAAGCTCAACAACAAGGTTTACAAGGTCCTGAAGCTCAAAAAAGAATGCAAGAATTGAATATACAGATGGAAGCTAGAAAAGCCGTTCTGATTGCTGAATATACTGAAGAGTTTATGAAGCAAGAAAAAGAGATTACATCCATGTTAGACAGTGATCCATTAATTAAATTGAAAGCTCAAGAACTTGACTTGAAAGCTATGGAGAATTATCGTAAACAAACAGAGACTACGGAACGAATTAACTTAGATAAAACTAAGTTGGTGCAGAATCGAGATCTGACAGAACAAAAACTCGAACAAAACGAAGATTTAGCTAATTTAAGGGCTGAAACTTCGCTAATTAAGCAAGATATGTCCAACAAGGCTAAAATGCGATCTGATGTGATGAAAAGAAAAGACGTAAAAACCTTGAAAGGACCTAGAAGTTAGTGTACACAATTAACATAGGAGATAAAAAACATGCGTGATGATTTCGGAAGCAGACCTTATAGCGTACGATTTCCATATGGCAGAGAAGGCTTTAAAAAAGGCGGATCTGTTAAGAAGAAGAAAAAACAGGGCTACAAAGATAGAGAAGACGAATCTCTAGGAATGAGAACTGGAAAAGAATCTTCTAAGAAACAATCTATGAAAGCTCGTAGAGATGAATCTTATGGAAAATGGGGAAAACGTAAAAAGAAATTTGGTCGTTCAAACAAAGTAAATAAATAGGATTTAAAATGGGAGACATTTCAATAAAAGGCCGTGGCTGTGAAAGAGGCGGATCTAAAAGTCGAACGCGTCATAATAAAGGTGGACGTGTTGGATTAAGATTTGGTGGCGGACGTACGAACTTATTAGAAGAATTAGGTCGTGTGGAAGCTGAACCTTCTAACAGAAATAGAAGAGCTGAAATATCTAGAGTTCATGGAGAATTGAACAGAGGATACAACAAAGGTGGACGTGTTGGTGCTAAAGATGGCAAATGGATTCAAAAAGTTAATAAATCTATTAAAGCTAGAGGCACTAAAGGAAAATGTACACCGATTACTAAACCTGGATGTACAGGTAGAGCTAAAGCATTAGCGAAGACCTTTAAGAAAATGGCTAAGAAAAGGAAGGCAGCATAATGGCTGATAAAAAAGATAGACCTTTTTACAAGGGAGTAGACTTCAAACAGTTTACCAACAAAGATGGATATGCTAAGGGCGGAAAAGAATACACAGTTTCTGAAAAGATTCCCGTAGAAGATCAAGTTGGTGGACAAAGAAGAATGCTTGCTGACAAAAAGTCAAAAGTTAAGTGGTACTAAATTTTTGCGCGCGTCACGCGTAAGTCCTACTTTTTAAAGGAGAGATTATATGGCATGGTTCGGATTAGCTAAGATAGCATTACAAGCTGGAAGTAAGATATACGCCAATCGTCAAAAGACAAAGATGGCTATGTCTGATGCACAGCTTATGCATGCAGAGCGTATGGCCCGAGGTGAAGAATCTTACCAGGGCAAACTTTTAGAAGCTCGGCAAAACGATTACAAGGACGAGATCGTTCTTGCGATACTTACACTCCCCATCCTGGTGCTCGCTTGGTCGGTGTGGACAGAGGATCCGGCGGCTATGCAGAAGATAGAGATCTTTTTTGAATATTTCTCGAATTTGCCAAAATGGTTTACTAATTTATGGATACTTGTAGTTGCCAGCGTATTTGGTATAAAGGGAACACAGATATTTCGTAATGGAGGTAAAAAATGAGTAGAACAAAAGGTATAAAAGCTGGAGCCAACTGGTTTAAAAATTTATTAAAAAAAGAGAGCGCAGGAAAAGCTACTCTTGCTTATAAAGATGATACTATTAACAAGGTATTTCCCTCTAAAGGTTCAACGGCTAAAGAAGAGTATTTAAGAAAAACAAAGAAAGCAAGAACTGAATCTAAAACGAAGGAACCCTGGGAAAAAATGGGGATTTCTAAAAAAGAATACGATGATTTACCTTTCTAATTATAATGCCTTTTAAATCCGAAAAACAGAGAAGATATCTTTGGAAGAACGAACCAAAGATTGCTCGAGATTGGACAGAAACTTACGGAAGTAAGCCAGTAGGTAAGAAGAAAAAGAAGAAGAAAAAAAGGAGGTCATAATGGCTAAGAAAAAAGCTAAAAAAAAGAAAAAAACTAAGAAAAAAAGAAAAACTAAGAAAAAAAGAAAATAATGGAAAACGAATTTGTTTTTATACACAAGCTTCAGCGGGCTATAAAACAGAATCTCGCTGCATTATCACTAAACGTTACGTCTGGTGGGGTTGACTCTCATGAAAAATATAAGTATATTACCGGACAGATAAGCGCACTGGAATCAGTGCTACAGGAAATATCCAACCTGCTAACTAAGAAGGAGCATGAACAAAATGAAGGAAAAGTCGTCAGAATCGACAAAGACCCAAGACCTACCAAAGGTTAAACTAGCCTTAGAAGAATCTTTAAAAAAAGCAGCTGAAGAAGAAGCTTTAGAAGAAGCTAAAAGAAATAAACCCCCTGAAGGATCAAAATTACCTAAACCAACCGGATGGAGAATTTTAATTCTACCTTTTCAACCTAAAAGAAAAACAAAAGGTGGAATTCATATTGCTGAGACAGCAGCAGAAAGACAACACTTAGCCACTGTCTGTGGGCTAGTATTAGAAATGGGACCTGATTGTTATAGTGATAAAAAACGCTATCCTGATGGCCCGTGGTGCAAGAAAGGCGAATGGGTGATCTTTGCGCGTTATGCAGGATCACGATTTAAAATTGAAGGAGGAGAAGTAAGAATCTTAAATGAAGACGAGATTCTAGCAACAATACAGGATCCTGAAGAGATCTTGCATGAAATGTAACTAATAACATAGGAAGGAACTATGCCAGAAGAAACAAAAAAAGAAGAAAAATTGGTAGACATTGATACGACGGGTCCGGGTGCCGATGTCGAATTACCAGAAGAAAAAGAAAAAGCAGTTGTAACAGAAACTGCTGCGGAACCAGAGAAGGAAACCAATGAAGAAGTTAAGCAAGACAATACTCAGTCCACTGATACATCTGAGAAATCGGATGAGCAGTCTGCTATTCAAGATGGCGCGGACGATCAAAAACAAGACGAAAAACTAGAAGACTATAGTGAAGGCGTTAAGAAACGTATTGCTAAATTAACTAAGAAATGGAGAGAGGCGGAACGACAGAAAGATGCCGCAGTCGAATATGCTAAAAGTGTGGAGCATAAACGAAAACAATGGGAAACTAGATATGCAAAACTAGATTCCACTTATCTTAAAGATTCAGAAGAAAGAGTCAAAAGCCAATTAGAAGCTGTTAAAGGAAAATTAGCAACTGCGATTGAAGCTGGAGATACCGCAAAACAAGTTGAAGCCCAAGCCGAATTAAGTGCTTTGACTGGTGATGCTAAAACGATTGAATCTCAAAAGTTAAGAAGAGAACACTATGAACAGGAGCCTAAAACTCCCGCATATGAGAAAGGACCTGAATCTACTCCAAGTCTTCCTCAAGTTGACGAAAAGGCCGAAGATTGGGCGTCTAAGAATGAATGGTTCGGAAAAGATAGAGCCATGACCTTTACAGCGTTCGAAATTCATAAAGACCTTGTGGAAAAAGAAGGTTTTGATCCTAAATCAGATGAATACTATGCAGAGATTGACAAAAGAATAAAAGTTGACTTTCCGCATAAATTTGATAAAAAGGTATCAAATACGACCAAACCCGTTCAGTCGGTTGCTTCGGTGAAACGAGGCGTTAAACCTGGTCGCAAAAATGTGAGACTCACGTCATCACAGGTTCAAATAGCCAAAAAATTAGGCGTGCCACTCGAAGAATATGCGAAACAATTATTAAACACGGAAGGAGCATAATATGGAAAACGATAAAAAAACTTCTCGTGCGAGTCAGACTAGGTCTAAAACTGAAAGACCAAAAGTATGGACTCCTCCATCTGCTTTAGATGCACCCAAACCCCCTAAAGGGTTCAGGCATAGATGGATCAGAATTTCATCATTGGGATTTGAGGATACCAAGAACGTTCAAGGTAAACTTAGATCTGGCTGGGAATTAGTCCGAGCCGATGAATATCCTGGATCTGAATATCCTGTAATCGACACGGGGCAGTATAAGGGAATGATCGGAGTAGGAGGCCTTGTGTTGGCAAGGATACCTGAAGAAATCGCTGAATCACGAACTGAATATTTTAGAAATCAGACACGTGAATCAAACGAAGCTTTAGAGCACGATTTAAAAAGGGAACAACATAAGAGTATGCCAATCCAACAGGATAGGCAGTCTCGCGTAACATTCGGTGGTACAAAGAAAGAGTAATCTTTCTCGGGATAACAACCAATTCCCTATCATCGATTTTAATTAACCGTGAATATTAACGTATTCACATTAGGAGTAATAACATGGCAAACCAAGACGCAGCGTTTGGCTTTAGACAAGTCGGCGGATTAGGTAGTAGACCAACTAGTGAAGGTACATCTAAATATGTAATCGCAAGCGGTTACACATCTGCAATTTATGCAGGTGACATTGTTGCGATGGGAGCAGCAACTGATGAATCTGGAGCAGCAATTTCTGCCGGATATGTCGGTCAAGCAGCAGCTACATCGGAAACACGTAACTTAGGTATTTTCAACGGTTGTTTCTATGAAGATCCAACAACGTCTAAACCTACGTTCAAAAACTACTGGCCAGGGGACGTCGCAGTAACGAGTCCTTCGGCTGGCGCGACAGCGTTTGTGTATGATAACCCTGATGATTTATTTGAAGTGCAAACTTCAGGTAGATTAGTGCAAAGTTGTGTTGGCAGATCTGTTGACATGGCTTACACAGCTGGTTCTACTATTAATGGTAGATCTAAAGAAGAAATTGGAGCAACTTCCTACAATGGTACAGGACAACTTGCTTTAGTTAGAGTTTCTGAAGATCCATCAAACAGTGACCTAGCAACGGGTGTTAACAATGCTAATTGGATTGTAAAATTCAACGAGCATGTTTATTACAACGCCGCAATTTAAGGAGCATAAAACATGGCAATATCACGACAGCAGCTAGTTAAAGAACTAGAACCAGGTTTGAATGCACTATTCGGCTTGGAATACAAACAATACGCAGACGAAACCAAAGATATCTTTGTAACTGAGTCTTCAGACAGAGCTTTCGAAGAGGAAGTAATGTT